ATGGCCATCGACCCAACCTACATGGAGCATGCTCGCAGGCTGGAAGCTGCCGCTGCGGAGGAATACAAAAAGTGGCTGACCGACATGACGCCAGCCGAGCGTGCGAAGCTTGTCGAGCTTGGCATCGACACACCCGCTCCTGAGTCCTCACACGCATCAGGGCACAGTCCCAGCGAGACCCAGGACGCCGCCGAGTCACCCCTCGCCGTCATCGGGTTTGACTATGACTCCCTTGATCGCGACCCCTCGCCCACCACTCGCACAGGTGGCCTCGACCCCCTCGTCATCCAGCGCGTCATCGGCCTCCTTCTCATTGAGCAAAACGTCCGCATCAGCGTCGCCGGGCTTTGCTTCGCCCTGAATCTCGACGCCCTGAACGGCCTTGGCAGCATCCGCGAGTATGCCGCCCAGATCGATGTCTCACCCGAGGCCATCAGCAAAAAGAAACGCCAGTGGGAAGCCGAGCTTGGCATCAGCAGCACCACCTTTGGCAAGACCACCAAAGCCAAAGCCGCCCTCTCACAGGCTCAGCGCCTCAAGCACTGGCGCAATAAAACATGGACGACCAAAACACCCGCCCAACCCGCCTGATCTCACCCGTAACAAATCGTCACAATTAACTATCAGTGTCACACACCCAATGTCCCAGCCCACCATCAATCCCCGCCTCCTCTTCCTCTTTGACGCACTCAGGAACAAGCCAGTCCCCGAGACCGATCTCGACCCCGAGCTTGTTGAGCTTGGCCTACAGGCCCGCGTCATTCGTCGCATCCTACCTGTTGATGAGACTGGAGTTCCTACCGTCTGGCTCACCGGCACCGGAGTTGAGACAGCCCTCGCCATGCGCTCAGAGGGACAGTTGCTCCTGAACCTCGACATCTGCCGCCACGGCTTGCGCCTTCACCGCGACCTCACACAGGAAGAGTGGAGCATCACCCTTTCCCGTCTCCGCATCGTCAAAGAGACCTACCACACCGCCCTCGCCGACCTCCTCAATTACGGCCGCAGCCAGTTCGGCACCGAGTTCGTGGAGACTCAGATCACCCAGCTTGCCTTCCCGTTTGAGGACATCACCCATGCAAACAGCATCGGCCTCACCCCGCTCAGCTTGCGGGAAAAGTGGAATCTCACCAGCGAGCACTACTACGTCCTTGGCCTGAAATTTGCCACCGACACCGTCTCACAGGAATTGTGGGCACAGCGCGCCCATGAGCATCACCTCTCACCGCTCGCGCTCAAGCGATCCATCGAAAAGGATGTGATCATCACCGATCAGGATCTCAAGGAGGGCGTCGGCCAGTCCAGCGGCGTCCTCACCTTGCAGGGGCTCAGCCTTAAATTCCGCCAGTGGAAGAATCAGGTCGGCGGCACTGATCACATCCTCAGTTGGCCCATTGAGCGTCGCATCGCCTTCCTCACCGAGGTTGAAGACCTCATCGACACCGCCATCCGCGTCCGCGATTCCCTCCCCACAGATGATTGATCCCAGAGCCACCGCCGCCCTGAAAGGCACCATCTACCTTTCCGGCCCCATCACCGGCGTCCCTGATTTCAAACTGCGCTTCCGAGTCGCAGAGGAGACCGTCCGCACGCTGCACCAGCCCCACCGCATCCTCAGTCCCGTCATCTTCCCAGCCGGCTGGACCTACGACCATTACATGGAGCACTGCCTCATCATGGTGCGCCGCAGCACCGCCGTCATCATGCTGCCAGACTGGCAGGCCAGTCCCGGCGCACGCACCGAGCGCACCTACGCCCAGAGCCTTAAAATCCCCATTTTCAATCTCCCACCACGCTCATGAGTGATACCTCCCAGCTCATCAGCGAGCTAAAAATCCGTCATCCCCTCCTCACTTGGCTGCAAAAAGACGGTCTCGTCATGCGCCGCCACAGCACCGGTCGATGGATGGCCTGCTGCCCCTTCCATGTTGAAAAGACACCCTCCTTTCACATCTGGGAATCAGACAACCACTACCACTGCTACGGCTGCGGCGTCCACGGTGACCTCCTCGACTACCTCACCCACAGCCGCGGCATGACCAAGGCCGAAACCATCGCCGCACTCCTTGCCGACTCACCCGACCTCCGCAGCGGTGACTTCACCCCCACGCCAAAGGCCACGCCCGCCCCGATCCTCATCGAGCCCCTGAAACCTCAGCGCCTGCTCGCCTGGCAGTCCGCCTGCGCCGCCCTTGCCGCCGACCCGCGTGCAGTCCAGCACCTTGCCGACTGGCGCGGTTTCAGCCCCGACACCATCATTGGAGCCGCCGAGGCACAGCTCATGGCCCGCTGGCAGTATTTCGGAGAGACCCGTGAGGCATTCCTTGTTCAGGCACCCACCCACGCCCTCACCGGCAGGCAGGATGGCGGTTCCGAGCTTGCCCCCATCTCCATCCACTGCCGACTTGCGCCCAATTCACAGGGCAATCCCCATCCCAAACCCTCCTGGCGCTTCGACCCCTCCGGCACCCGCGCATGGCCCTTCTTTTGGGGTAATCCCATCGGTGCACGGTGGATCTTCTTCACTGAGGGCCAGTGGGATGCCATGGCCATCGCCGACATCTGCGGCTGGCACTGGCCCGCCTCCATGCCACCCGGCGTCTGCATCATCGGCCTCCGTGGTGCACAGTCTTGGCGTCTCCTCCTAGATCCCGCCATCGGCATCCCCATCGACAGCGCCGCCGTCGCCATCGCCATCGGAGACGCCGACACCGCAGGCACCAAATGGTATGAGGAAGGCGGCTTTTTAGACACCCTCAGTCCCCGCCTCACCCGCCTCGTCACCCTCCTGCCCACCGCTCCAGGGTGCAAGGATTTGAATGACCTCATCAAAGCAGGCCACCTCACCGGCACCGACTTCCTCGCCCAGATCCGGCCACGCCTCACCGCCGCCGTCCGGCCAGATACCCCGCCCCTCAGCTTCCTCAAATGGTGCCGAGCCGCCGCCCTCACCAGCACCACCCTTGGCATGACCGCCCGCCTCATCCTCATGGACCCCAGCCATCCCAAAGGGCGTCGCTCCCCCAGCTACTGGCGCACCTACTGGCGCACCCTCAATCTGGGCGATCAAGTTTACGCCGATCACCTTCACCTTATGGAGCAGTGGCAGCAGGGACTTCCCCCGCCCACCGCCTGAGCCCGTCAGTTGACTACCCATGATCATCCCTTCCACCAGCCCTCACCGTGCCCACACCCGCCGCTCTCACCGAGACCCAGCGCCGCCTACCACCCCGGCTCCGGCGCACGCCGAACACCCGTCCACGCCTCCGCGTCCAGATGCCCAATGAAGAGCGTGACCTTGCCGACACCGCTCACGACCTTGGCGCCGCCCTGCGCAGTCTCGCCACCCCCATCCTCTTCCGCCGTGGCCGCATCATCGTCTTTCCCGATCTCATCCCCGAGACAGACGGCCTCTACCGCATCGGCCTCCTACCCCTTGAGCCCGCCAGCGCTCGCACCTTCTTCTCCGATTACATCGAGCTTTGGCGGCAGAAATTCGGTGCCAACGGCCAGACCCGCGAAATCACCGTCACCCTCTCCAAGAGTGAAGCCGAAGGCCTCCTCACCGCTTCACAGTTCATCAGCCAGTTACCTGAGATCGTCGCCATCCATGCCCGGCCCCTGCCCGTCCTAGATCCCGTCACTCACGCCATCCGCCTGCTTCCCTCCGGTTATGACACCACCACCCGCATCTACACCTACCCCGCCGCCTGATGCCACCCGCGCCACCTTGGAGCACAGCATCACCGTCGAGTTGCAGCGTTGCTACCTCCTGCTGGAGAAGCACATCGCCAAGCCCACCTGCCCCGCCGCCATCCACCGCTTCATCACCCTCAGTCAGTTGATCGAAACCACCAAGCAAGCCCTCCTCACCGATGACCTCGCCGCCCTCTTCACCGCCTACACCCACCTCCGCGCCGCCAAGTAGCATCTCCATCGTTCCAGCCTGGACACCCTCACAGACTGAGGAAGCTCTTTCTGCCCTTTGGTTCATCGTCGCCCTGCTCACCTACAGAATCAAGTTCCTGCGCTGGGCAGTCTTTTTGTCCACTTGGTATGCCCTCGCTCATCTAGTTTTCGCCATCCTGTTTGCCATCAGCCGAGTCATCACCAATACACCATGATCAAGCGCCCACTCAACACCCGCTTCACCAGCGCAGTGCTCTCAGGTCAGAAGTTCACCACGATCCGTGATAAGCCGTGGCCAGTCAAAACACCGATCATGCTCTACAACTGGACTGGTGCCGCCTACCGCTCGCCACAAACCAATGTCGCCGCTATCACTGTCCTTGGCTACTGGACGATCCGAATTACCCGCCGCGAGGATGGCGGGATGCTCTACTCATACGGCATGGAGAATGCAAAGCGCCTTCATGAAACGGAGGGCTTCGAGTCCCGCAAGGAGATGGACGAATGGTTCCGCCCGCTAGTAAAGCCAGGCCAAACCATCACAAAATGTCTCATGCGGTTTCGACTGCTTAACGCTCCAACTGTGCCGACCGCCGACTAACCACGACTGACTTATGAAGACCAAAAAGACACCATCGAAGAAGCCAGCTACCAAAGGCCAAAAGCCCAGGCGGTTGGCACCAGTGCCGTGTTCTCAGTTCTGGGTGCTCGACACCGGAACGGATGGCATGTCAGAGGGCACGATCCAAGCGCACGGACCCTACCACACGCAAGAACGCGCCGAGCAATGGATCAAGGAAACCTCCGCCGAAGACTGGATAGGCTCATGCGGCTGTCTGCGCACTGGTGGAGCGCCGCAAGAATGGGGAGATGAATACATCATTGTCCAGGTGGTGCGCAGTGTTAGGCCAGTGCCGCCACGCTGCGTGGAGATGACGCTGATGGACACCCCCTCGCATCCCGCTCATGCATCTTTGCGTCTGTGACCACGACGACTGCCCACCTCACCGCTGCAAGCAGAAACCACCTTTCTACGCGCCCTTCATTGGCCGCCGCCGGAAAAGAAAACACTCCTAACCATCATGGCCCCCACCGCTCCCTACCTTGTCGATCTTTACCGCGAGTTCCCCTTTGCTGAGGGCAATTTGCGGTCACTCACCACCGCCGCCGCCAATCTTGAAGACATCCCCGCTGCCGCATGGCCGCGCAGTTTTCGGGTGCATCTCGCGTGCATGGTCAGCCTCATCATCAATGCCATGCTGCCCAAAGGCTGCAACCGTCTCGGGTTCGCCTACAACGCCAATGCCCAGCGCTCCGGCAAATCCCTGCTGGCACAGTCCGCCATCTGTCCCGTTCATGGCTGGACTGCAGGCCGCTCCTGGCCCGTCGCTGGAGAGAAGAAATCCACCACGGATGAGAATGAACTCCGTAAAGTCCTCGACACCATCTCCCTTGAAGGTGCCAGCTACGCCTTTTTCGACAACATCCGCGCTCAGGTCGAGTCACCCAACCTTGAAGCCTTCATGACCCTGCCCGTCTGGAATGGCCGTATCCTTGGCGGCAACCGCAGCTTCACCGCCGCCACCAACTGCAGCATCATCATCACCGGCAACAACCTCAAACTCAGCGTGGACATGGTCGAGCGGTTTTTGCAGTGCGACCTCTTTGTCGAGGAAGTGGAAGCGCAGTCCCGCGTCGTGGAAAACACCATCGAGCAGGCATGGATCATGGAGCATCGTGAAGAAATCTTCGCCGCCGCCTATGGCCTCGTCACCCATTGGGACAACCTTGGCCGCCCACCCTCACCCGGTCGTGTCCGTCGTGGCTTTGAGACCTACTCCAACATGGTCGGCGGCATCATCGGTGCCGCAGGGTTTGGCGATCTCTTTGAGCCCCGCTTTGCCGACTCCAACAGCGGCAACAGCGTGGATTCCGACATGCGCAAGCTCGTCAATCTCATGACTGAGAAGATCCATCCTCACCTCCTCACTCAAGGCTTTCCCGCACACGCCTTCACCTTTGATGAGATTGCGCAGCTTTGCTTCCAGAATGGTCTCTTCACCTATTACCTTGAGGGCAGGGAAGAAGTCTCCGCCGCCACCGGTCTCACCCGCATCCACCTCAGTCAGAGTGCCAACGCCCGCTTTGGTGCCTGCCTGAAAAATTATGCTCCCGAGCGCCGCGGCAGAACGTGGACCCTTCCCCACGGGGGAGTCTTCCGGTTCAGGTGTGAAGGTGAAGGCCGCGCCCGCAAATACATCGCCACTCTCGAGCTTTCATCCCGCGCGCGCCTGCATCAGCTCATGCTCGCTGAAAACATCGGCCTCGCCACCCTCTCCAGCGTGCTTGAGTCCCAAGGCTTCCCTGCGTTGGATGCCATCGATCCCTCTGACCAAGTCCAGATCATTCAAAACTGGCCCACCCTACTCCGCCAGATCCGGGCCCTGAACTAGCCACTTGCCCATCGGGCAGCGCTCCGTCGTCAGCAGCATCTTCATCCGGCTGCATCCGCATTGTTCATGGCCGCAGCCACCCGTGCCACCATACGCCTCTGTGCGCCACCACTCGCAGGCCTGACAGATTGCCAGCCTGCGCTGCACCTCCACCGCAGGCACCAGCACAGGTCCTTGCAGCAGCATTTGAGTCACCACCCTGCCCACCGCCGCCACTGCATTCGCCCCGCGCCTGCTCACGCTTGGCATGTCTGGCACCACCAGCTTGCGCTTGCTCGCATACATTTCAGCCGGTGTCATATTTTTACACCCGTGTCAGCACCACCGTTGCACTATGCACGATCACCCCGCTCGCTGTGGTGAACATCGACCCATAAGCGTAGCATTGCCCGGCCGGCACCGTCACCGTTTGCGTCACTCCGGCATCCGCCACCGCCAGTGTCCATGTTTCATCCTCTTCCGCGATGTATGGGATGTCGATCCGGTAGCGATACTGCACCTCAGCCATTGTCGCTGTTCCAGCCAGCACCACCACGGACTGCTCCTGCTCATAATCCGCACCGGAAGCTAAGCGCAGCAACTTGTAACTGCCCGCCGTCGCCGCACTTTGCGCCGCCACTGCCGCCGCATATCTCGCATCCGCCACCGCCTTGCCTCGGGTGGCATCCAGTTCATTATGGATCGCCGCAGCCAGCGCTGCCTGCCATGTCCGCTTGGTAGCATGATAGGCCAGCACCGTCGTTGCATCCGGCGCAGATCCACCACTGGTGCACCAGACCAGCATCGCCGCCTTCCACGCCGTATGTGTGGCCGTGAAATCACTTTCAAACGCCGCCAAGTCCGCAGTCGCCGCCGCCACATCCGCCGTGGCCGCCGTCAATTCTGATGTGCGCGCGCTTACCAGAGTGGATGCCGCACTCACCGCGTCCGCCAGCCCTGCCGTGGTGATGTTGCTGCTCATCGCCGTGCCGCAGGCCGTCGTTTTCGGCAGACTGCCATTGTAAAGCGTCTCCGCCACACCCCAGGCAATGCTGCTCAGGGCTGGCAGCGTGCCCAGCTTGGTCGTCACATACGAAGTGAGTTCAGCGTCCGTGGACTCCAGGGAATAATCATCGGTGTAAGTCAGGCTGGCCGTGCCATGCGTTGGCGTGCCTACCCCCAGCACCTTGTATTGCGTGCCCGTGATTGTTGGTGTGCCCAGAGTCGCCGCCGGGCAGCACTCATCTGATGCCTCAGTGTTGTAGAGCGTGATAAAATGCCCGAACCCAAGCGCATTGTAATACGAGCCCGTGGCATTCGTGCCATAATACACCCCGCAGGGTGAAGTGTGACTCACCTCCGCCCGTGTCCATGTCCAGCTTCCCGTCACGCACGCATCTGTGTCCACGCTCCAACTGCCGGAAAAACTCTCCGTGGCGCACAGCTTGTAAGTCGGCCCGCCCGGATCACGGGTGTCATTCTGCCCACTGATGGTGGAACTGCCTGAACAACTCAGGTTGCCCAGCATGTCCAGTTCCTGCGTGAAGGTGGAGTGCACATCCCCGCCAGCACTCACCGGCGCACCAGACGCAATCTTTTCCGTCCAATGACTTTCCAAGTCTGACACCACCTTCTTATACAGCTTCACGCCCGTATCAGGATCAGCAAAGCCCACTTTGGGCAGACTCATCACCCGCGCCTTCACCTCCAGCACCGCGCTGGCACCACTGCCGCAGGGTGTGCAGTTATCCACCCCCTCGGCAGGTGCCGTATCCGGCGTCACCGAATGGCAGTTCTGCGCCTTCTCCACCCAGGTGAAGCTTGGATTGAAACCGTTGCAGAGCGTCGTGGCCATGGCTCAGTCCCACATCATGGCAAACTTGGTTTCCGTGCAGCTCATGTAAACCACCCGCCTGCCAAACTGCCGGTTCACCTTTTCGATCTGCTCCACCATCGTGATCCCAGCAGCATCACTGGTCACTTTCAGCACCGGCAGATAGATCGCACTCGGCGCACCCGTGGCGCTGAACCACGCCGTCACCGGACTCGGCAGGGATGAACCGCTGGCCATCGCCGCACCCGTCACCGCCCCCGTGCCACTCAGCGTCACCGAGACCCACACATACAGCACCGACGAAGAACCCACCGTGAACGGCCCCGCCATCCCAGTTGGCACAATCAGATTCACCGTGCCACTGGTCAGACAGAACTGGAACGCCGTGCTTCCCGCAGGTGCCGAGCGGTAGCGCCACGGGTGATCCGCAATCGGCGCACCCCGCGCCCGGTTGCGGGTTGAGATCGTCACCCCTGCAGGCCCGTTGCGAACCTGAATGCCCATGCCTCCGCGCACATGCTTCCCCGCCGCTGCTTCCTGTGCCAGAATCCCCAGCGCATTCATCCGCTCCGCCGTGATCGCCTCCTGCATCCGCATGCCCGGTGTCGTCTCACTCAGCGTTTGAGAAAATCGGTCAGCACTCATGGTCAGTAAACATCCGTGTTCCAGCCCGCAGGCCCGCTCAACAGCCATTCCTTCTGCACTTCATAGACAATGCCGCTCCCACCCGCAGGCGCACCGCGCCGCTTGTAGGTGAAGCCCATGTAGAGCCAGGTCCGCGCTCCCAATGAGCCCGGAAATCCTGGCAACGGCACACCACTGCTGGCAATTTTACCAAAGCCCGTGGCACTTGGCAGATTGTCACTCACATAAATCTGCCGGTAAGTCACCGTCGGTGCCAGAAACGATTCCAGTCCACCCATCGGATTGCGCCCACCACCCGTCAGCACAGGCGCAAACCGCTCAAACACGCACTTCACATTGCTGGTCCCGATCATGTTCGTATCCGGGTCAATGAAGATCGCCCCGTTCAGTGGTGCCGTGGGAGTGCCCGCCAGCGTGCTGGCAAAGAGTTGATGCGTTTCAATCGGCTGCTCCTGCATCGAGATCGTCAGCTCATACTGCGGCACATCGAACATCGCCGGTTCCGCACCCGCATAGCGGCAGTCAGCCCGCATACCTGTCGGAGTCTGCGTCAGCGTCCGGCTTTCCATCCACACATTGCTTGAAAGCGGATGCACTGTCCCGAGTCCCGGCAGGTAAGCCGCCAGCGCCACCCCAGGCACGCCCGACACTTCAAAGCTGGCCTCACCCTCACTCAAGCCGTTCTTTTTCTGCGTCAGCCGCACACTGTCAGGCAGCGTGCGCGCTGTATTGACCGGACCAAATGTTTTCAGAGCCATATCGCAGCGCCGGGTGTCAATGCCTCACCGCAGCTTCGCTTCATGCGCTTCCTGCTCCTCCACCGCCTTGATCAGCTTGTCCAGTCGATCCGTGATGGCCTTGATGTCGCCACCACCATACGTGCTGCCACCACCACCGATTCGCGCCATGCTGTCAGACACACTGCGTTCACCCATCGCCACCCCCAGCAGACTGCCCTGCCGATCCATCTCACGGCTCATTCGGTTACGGTTAAACTCCGCCTGGGTCTGGCCTTTGGCCTCTTCATCCGTCAGGCCCGTGTCCATCAGCGCCTGCTCACGCGCCTTGCGTCCAGCCTCCTCACGCGCCAGCGCCGCCTTCTCCTCCATCTCCCGCATCTTGTCTCCGCGACCACCCAGCCGCGCCGCCTGTGCCCGCAGATCAAACCCGCCTGCCTTGAACTCACCCGTGCGTTCCTGTTTGGCAATTTCCTTCTGTGTATTCAGCCGCAGTTGATCAATCTCCAGCAGCTTGCGCCGCGCTGCATAGATGCGTTCATCCATGCTCTCCGTGCGTGCCTGAATCTCCAGCCGCTGCCGCTCCGCATCCAGTGCCGCCTGCTCTGAGGCCAGTCGGCCATCCAGTCCCGCACCCGCCACCGTCACATCCAGCTCCGCATTCCGGCCCGCCGCATCCGCCGCCTTGCGTTCCCGTTCCGCCTGATCCCGTTTGGCAATCTCCTCCGGCCGGTTCATGATGTCTGCGCCAGTCTCAGCCTTACGCCGCTCCACCTCGGCCCGCATCGCCTGCGCTGTGCGTGGGTCCATCTTGGCCATGCCAGCAATCTCAGCAAGGCGCCGCCGGGTCTCCAGTTGATCCTCCAGTGCAATGGTCAACTCACGGACTTTTTGCGCCTTTTTACCATCTTTATCCTCTTCCAAAGTCGCCTCAGTCACCGCGTTTTGCGCCGCCTCAACATCTGCCTGCACGGCCACCCATTGATCCCAAATTTTGAGCTTTTCCTGCATCACGGCAATCTCGCTGCCACTGGCCTCTGCCTGCATCAGCACCGCCTTGGCCAGTTCAATTTCCTGAGTTTTTAACTCTGCCGCCCGCTGTGTCAGCATAGCATATCCCGTTGGATTCAATGCTTGTTTTTTTGGATCATCCAACCCACGACCACGGAAAGCCTCCTGCACTTCCTTTTGATCGGTTCGATTGCGCGCCAAAGCCGTTTGCGCCTCTGCCCCGCCCTCCGTATAGCTCATCTGGCCGGCAATCTCACGCGCTGCCGCCTCCCGCCTGCGCAGCAGTTCATTGGCCTCCAGCTCACTGTCCGCAGCGCGGCCTTCGGGTGTCATTTTGGCCCGGTTTGCTTCCCGTTCTGCCGCGGCATTGTTACGCCGGTTGCCTTTCAGTGCCGTCATGGTGTCCACCACATTTTGCGGTTGCTCCAGTCCAGCCCGATTGATCTTGTCCAGATAAGCCAAGTGCTCTTTGAGTGCCGTGATCTTGTCACGCGCCGCCTTTTGTTTTTTACCCTCGCCAGCAAGCGCAGCATCCGCCTCCTGCTCATACGCTTCCCGCAGTTTGGCTAGCGTTTGCTGGTAGCCCAGGCTGAGTTCGTCCAGCGTTTTGATCGCTGCCGCCTGCGCTTGTAGTTGGGTGATCAGTGACCGCGTGGCCCCCTGATACTCACGCAGCGCCGCGCTGGTGCGTGCCGCTTTATCACGGATCATCATCAGGCCCGACCCCAGCAGCAGCAGCGCCGCCGCCAGCAGCACAAACGGCCCCGATGCCAATAGCAGCAGGCTCCGCCCCAGCGCCGTCACGCCCAAGCGCGCCACCAGCGCCGCCTTGCCCAGCGCCGCCACTCCACTCACCAGTTGGTAGATGCGCACCACACCCACGACACTGGCCAGACCCACAATCGCCACTGATAGCAGGGCCACCGCGCGCGCCACCACACTCATCACCACCTGCACAGGCTTCCAGCTCGTCACCATGGCCAGCGCCTTATCCTTGAACGTCGTGGCAATCGTGATCACACTGCCAAACGCCTGCCCCAAATCTGCCGCCACGGGTGTCAGGTTCTGCATGGTCTGCATCTGCGCCTGCATCGCCTCCTTCTGCCCTTCCAAGAAGTTCATGCTGAAACTCGCCTGCATCTGATCCTGTGCATCCGCCACGGCCTGCTGCATGCCTTCCAGCGTCCGGCTGGTGTAGTCCATCGTGCCCTTGCTGCGCTTGAGTTCCTGCTCGACCACTCCCCACACTTCGGCAAATCCAGCCCCACTGGCCTGTAACTGCTCAAGCCGGGTGCGCGCCGCCCCGCTCACCACTCCGAGTTCCGCCAGTCGAAACAGCACTTCCCCCACTGGCCGACCCGCTGCCAGTCCATCATAGAGACGGCCCACATAAATGGACATCTGTTCAAAATCGGTGCCCGCCTGTGCCGCGGCATCCCCCACCTGAGTCATCATCTCCTTGGTGCTCAGCGCACCACGGCCCAGGCTTTCCATCACCCGATTGCCCGCCACCACATCCTTCATGGAGAACGGCGTCTTGACACTGAATGCCTGCATCTCACGCACCCGTTGTTTGGCGGCATCCAACCCTTTCAACATCACCCGCAGTTGGTTCTGCACCTTTTCCATGCTGGCAGCACTGGCCACCCCCATGCTGGCAAAGCCCTTGGTCAGTGAAAACACACCCTTGAGCGCCCCGTAAGCCATACCGGCCACCAAGGACAACGGCCCCAGCACCTTATGCGCCAGCGCCTGCCCAAGACCAGCCATCGCCGCCTCGGCCTTGCTGCCACCCAGCGCCAGTGTCACCAGCGCCGCTCCGCCGCCCTCGATCGCTGAGGCTTTATTGCTGTTGACCAGATTGCGCAGATTCGGGAGTGCCATGCACAACCCTCTGCGTCAACGCCCGCATTCGCCGCGCCCGTTGAGCCATCACCTCGATGCTTGATGGCGCAGGGTCAGTCATGGCCCGCGCTGCCTCCGCTTTGCGCATCAACTCACGGTCTTCCGTGGTGATGAATTTCCGTCCGCCTTCCCGGCTGGCCAGCGTCTCCTGCAGCCAGCCAATCAGTGAAGCAGGCCACACGCCCACCACCTCACGGTGCGGGAATCCAGCCTCCACCATCGCTGCCCAGCTATCCAGAAACGCTGGCGCATCCCGCTTTTCAGAGGCCCCGGCCGCCGCCTGCTCACGCACCATCATCTCCGGCGCTTTCAGCGTGGCCTCGGCATAACTCGTCATGATGCCCCACTGCTCCGGCAGTGCCCGCCACCAGCGCAGCAGCACCAAAGTGAACCGAGCCCGCTCCCATATCTGCCACCACCCCTTCCGCCTGCGCGTCAGCCAGCGCCCTGCACGCCACGGGTCCATGCTGCAAATCCGCGCCGCCAGATCCAGCTCCGGCAAGTTCATCTTCCCGCCTGTCACCACCCCACTGTTGATCATGCGCAGCAGTTCAATGTGCAGCAGCGTCAGCGGTCGCAGACGATGCCCCAGCACACGCCAGTCACCGCCCCCACACCAGGCCAGCAGCACTTCATCAAGTTCAGGATGTTTACTCATGCAGCACCCGCGCCGTCAACAAAAAGGCCGGGGGAACCACCCCCGGCCTTTAACCCTTGCTGTTCATCCTGCCAAGCAGCCCCGTTAGGCCACAATCGTCGTGCCAGCCTGATCCGTGATCTGGCTGTAGCTCACTCCCGTGACGCTCCCAGTCTGGAAGTCATCCTTCTTCACCCCCAGCTCACGGCCGGAAATGATGAGCACAAAAGTCTTGTAAACAAACGTCTGGCCGATCGCCGCTTCAAACAGGGCGGCATTGCTGATGTAGCCATTGAGCGTGAAGCTTTTCTTGCCCTGAGTGTCCAGCGTGAAGGCCACGGCGCGGTTGTAAATGTCCTTGCCCTCCGCCTCGACTTCGGGAGCCACCTGCATCGTCAGGTCTTGCGGGGTCAGCCCGATTGTTGCTGCGATTGCTGCAGCCTCACCATCGGTGAAGCCATAGACGTAACCCTGATTGCCAAATTGTTTGAGAGCCATATCCAGCGCACCCTGTCAACATCACAGCTCCACATCCGGTGTATACACCGCTCCGCCTTCTTGTTTTTCCAGCACCCCGCAGCCCACATTGAGTTCCATCAGCACCCCGATCTCATGCGCCGTGTTTGCCGTGGTCGTTTGCAGCACCGTCAGGCCATAGACCCGCACGCCATGATCTTCATCCTCCGCTGGCCGCGGCAGGGACTCCAGTGCCAGGCGCACCGCCTGCACGATCTCACCATGCCGCTCACCGGATTCTTCATCCAGCGCATGCGTCACCAGCAGGTAAACCTTGACGTAAAACACCCCGCTTTCAGGCGTTGTTTCCCGCGCTTCATCCGCTTGGATCAGCGCATACGGCGGATCGCCCTCCGCATTTTGCTGGCTCAGCAGCCAGCGCATTTCCGGCACACGGGCAGACAGCTCCGCCCCCAGCATCAGTTCCACCCGTTGTTCGATAGTCGTCGTCGCCATGCAGCACCGCCGCCGTCAACGATCACCCACCGGCCCGCAATCAAGCTGCACGCCAGCACCACCCAGATCGATCACCCGCAGCACCCGTGCACGCCGCGTGCCACGCAGCACCACCTTGCCCTTGAGCCGTTCCGCCGCACCGTCATCAGGGTAACATTCAGTAACTTGTAACCGAGTGAGAAACACCTGAAACAGCACCCCGCTGTTCACCACCATCGGCCCCTGATGGGTCGGGCTGGACTCCACTTCACTCACCACCGCCGTCAGCGCCACATCACCCAACGTAATGGCCTCCCCCATCTGATTCACCGCAGCCTCTGTCTCAAGAGTCCACGCTGCATCAAAGGGAGAGGCCATGCCGGGAGAAGAAGAAAATCAGGTTAGGCCACCGAGCCACCTGCCAGCACACTGTAATTGAGTGTGGTCGCACTCAGCGCCACTCCGATCACGATCACTGCGTCACCGGAGGAAGCTGGAGCCACCACCACCTTGCCCGGTGTTTCACCGAGCACCAGGATGTCACCGGCAGCCATGACCACCGTTGTGGTGGCACCCGTGGTCAGCACCGGATCTTTGGAAACCACAATCAGGGACTGACCAACAGCAGCGGCATTCATGGCCATGCCATAAACGACCTTGGCAGCAGCAGCGCCATTGGCGTCTGACAACCAGAACAGGCCCGTGGTTTCAGCGCGGTAAACCTGATCACCAGCGGCAATCGCTTCACCCGCCACACCGATAACCTTAGTGGCGGCAGTGCTTGGTTTGAGTCCAGTGGAAGAAAAAACAGGAGATGCCATAATGAGTGATTAAAAGAGAGTTGACTGTTCCCCTCGCTCCCCCTGTCAACGCTTAGACCAGTGATCCAGCCGTGCCCGACCCATTGGTGCCACCCGATGCGCCAGCATTGGCATAAGCCGTGCCCGCTGTGCCAGCCGTTCCATTGGCTCCACCCAGAGCACCGTCACCACCTAATCCCAGACCTCCTGCCGTCGCTGTTCCAGCAGAGCCGGGAGTCCCGCTGATTCCACCTGCACCACCTGCATACGAAGCGATGGCTGATCCCGCCCAGGCTCCCAGATCAATGTCACCACCATCACCACCACGACCACCCGTGCCACCCGCACCACCATTGGCATACGCATTACCGCCATTGCCGCCATTGCCACCCACTTCCGGAGCCATGCTGTTGTTTGAGTCACCCCCACGGCCACCGAACCCGCCAAGCGCACTGCCGCCATTGCCGCCAATCCCGCCATCACCACCCGGACCACCCACCGCTGTGATGTATGACACTGAGCCAGCACCCGCCAGCGTCACATCCCACGCCCGGTTCCCGGTGCTGCCAACACTCCCAGCCGCCCCACTGGCATACGCCATATCTCCATCGTATCCATTCATTGGCGGAGAATTTGGCGGCGGGGAAAAGCCTGCATCCGCATTCACAGTCCCTCCATGCGCCCCATTGCCGCCTGGCGTGTAACTGCCACTGCCACTCACCTGCAAGAGTCCGATCACCGTCTCGGCATCTCCCGTGATCGTGCCTGCTGAATCCGCGCCACCCCCGACATGCCCCACCTTGACCAGCGCAGTGATACTCACATGATTCAGCGTCAGCAGCGCATCCGGCTGGCTGCCAAAGCTCACCTCTCCCAGCGACACTACGCCTGTGTCATGACTGCGGATCGTCAGCCCTGCCGTCAGCAGCGTGTCCAGACTGGCGCTGGAACTCAAAACACCATCCCCGCCAACTCCTCCCAGACATCGGATCGTCGTCGTTTGCCCAGGATAGGCCGCCGCCAGTGCGCCCACTGCCGCCGCCAGCGTCAAATAAGGCTGGTCCAGATACCCCAGCGTCCCGCCACTGTCATTACCGCCACTGGCCACAAACGCCGTGCGGGTGTAAAACGTGCCCGCCGCCGTCTCCCCGCCAGCCAGCGGCTTGAAATGGATCTCCGTGCTTGAGTTGGCCACCGCCACCACCACCGCCGTGCTGGAAGAGACCGCCGACCCGATTTTCAGCACGCCCGCCGCTGTGCTCAGCACCAGAATGGAGCCCGCCGCGATCACCTCGCCCGTGGTCAGGCCCGTGCGCAGGTGAGGATCTTCCTGCACCACCAGCAGACTCTGGCCCACCACGGCCGCATTCAGCGCCAGCCCATGCACCACCCGCTTGGCCGCCGCGCCATTGGCATCCGACTGCCACCACCGCTCCGTCTCCGGCACGCAGTAAACAGCAGCCCCATAGGCCACCGTCTCACCAGCAATACCCACCACCTTCCGTGCTCCAGCACTCGGTTTCAGGCCGGACGCAGAAAAGACAATAGCCATGGCTCAGGGTTTGGTAGCGCCCGAAGCCTCAGAAGTCTTCTCAGCATCACGGGCCGAGATGAAACCGATCCCACCCAGCAGCTCCGCCTTCGCCAGCATGATCTGGGCCGCATCGATCTCCGCCGTGCCATTGGCCACCGCCGCCGCCTGATCCACCAGGACCAGGGAGGCATGCAGGATCATGCCAATACCCACCAGCGTGGTGTTGTGATTGGCCAGCGCAGCGCGCAGGTATTTCGTCAGATAATTGAGCAGGAATTGCATGATTTTGAGATTGTGTTTTTGAGTGACTATTTACTGACCGTTACATTCTTCACCGCTTTGGCCGACCTATTGGCAGCCTGTGTCCGGCGCACATCGTCCTTGATGATTTCAGCGGCAGCCACGCTGTCTGTGCCGATTCGCAGCAGATCCATCAGCGAAAGGTTGCCCTCGCGCAGTGTCCAGTCATTCAGCTTGCCCATACTGCATCCGCTTAGCAGTCCCACCACCAACATTAGAACAGCCACTGTCCGCAGGAGAAGTTTGTTTTTCATTCCTGCCGCCCAGCGTCAACCATGCGGCCGCATCTTGTCCTCGATCGCGTTTTTCACAAAGCCACGAAAGTGCTGCAACTGCTCCTCATTCAGCTCCGCAATCCTCTCCAGACTCACCGCATGTTTGTCCAGCGCCGTGCACATCCGCTCCTCCCGCGCTGTGCTCTCCTCCTTGTGCAGTTTCCAGGTCTCCGTCATCTCCGCCTTGTGATCCCGCTGGCTTTGCAGGAACAGCTTGCCAATGAAGAACACCGCCGCCAGCAGGATGCCTTTGAGGCCCACCTCATCCCAGCCTTGAAGATTCAGCGATTGACTGGCATCCGCCACCCATGCACCAAGGCCGATCAGAGCCAGCAGTGTCAGCTTGATTTCAGTGAGAAAGTGTTCGGTAAAATTCATCATCTTCGTTGAGTTGCAGCATTGCCCTGACTTGTTCCCGCACCTTTTTCCGGAAGCGATACAGCGCCACCCGTTTGGCATCTTCCATGCCCGGTTTCCAGATCACCGTGGCCTCAGTGACTCCACAGGCTTCCAGCACCCGCGCCACATCCGCCCGGCTGGCTTCCGCATCTGGCAGCAGGGCCGCATCCGGCACCTCCGCGCATTGATCCAGCCCCACATGCTCCGACGTGCCACCCCGGCAGGGCCGTGCTGCCCGTGTTTTCCGCGCACTGATCACCCAGCCCAGATTCATCCGCAGCCAGGCCCCCACATTGCGCGCCTCATCCAGCTTGATCCCCAGCCCCTTCCGCATCAGCAGCACAAACAGATCCTGCACACAATCCTGCGCCTCCATCTCCGAACGGCGATGATACCCCACCGCATACGCCACCAGATTCTGCCGGTGCTCTGTGTAAAGCTGGCTGATTTCACACATGCTGTTATTCTCCAATGGTCACGGTGCCGTCTTCATTGCGCACAAAGGGCAGCGGTGGTGTGTAGTCAGATGGGTCCAGTTCCACCCCCTGTGACAGCAGGAATGCCACCGCCGCAGCGTGTCGGTCAAACAAGGCGCAGCAGTTTGTCCCCCACTGCGCCGCTTGCTCGGTAGGCGTAACTGTTGGGTGTTTCCAGAATAGCTTGAAAGCTTCTCTGATGCTGCTGACAAAGCTTTGCACACCGTCCTTGGCAGTCTGGTCAATGGTCTGGGCAACCGAATAGGCTGCATTGACCGGGGGTGGTGTTAGGAGATCGTTCATGGTGTTGTAGTGCTTAGGATTTCGGTTTTGCGGGATTCACTCAAGATGCCAGCCGTCACTAGTGCAGTCAGCCCAGCAAGGATACGAGCGTCATCGGCCCGCACGGTAGCGGTCCACATCGTGAGCTCTTTATCAAGGAGCTTGATGCCAACGTCCGGGCAAGTGATGATGCCTGCCTTCTCGGTATCGGTAAGCTCTGCCCAGAACTCCGACTTAGTCGGCCACACCTTTACTGCTGGTGGCAAGTCGGTGATAGTCCAACTGTAGTGGATCGTGCGGGCAGGAACGTCGATGGTTTCGACTCTGGCTAGGAGCTGTGTAACAGGGTTATACGCAGGAGTCTCATCGTGCGTCACAGTCATTGCCAAGTATTCAGCAGACAGCCCGACAATATCCTCATCGTCGCTGCGTGGATACTGACTAACAGCCTGAGTTACGGTGTTGTATAGAAGTCTCATTAGAAGTTAGAGAAAGCACTAGTTGGTGGCGTAAAGTTGGCTATATATCGACCGACACCTTTACTGATGCGGATGTCGTCAAATCGGCCATTTAGAAAATGGTAACGTGTTGGCAACCCATAAGGCAGACACCCTATTTGTAGCGCAACTGTAGAGCCTGTCATGTTTGTGCTATCTGTAGCTGTGGTGCCGTATTGCACGCCATCAATAAACATCCTTAAACTAGTGCCACTGCGGCAAACCGCAAAATGCTGCCATAATCCATTGGTTGGCACCCATGTCCAAGCGGTTGTCGAGGCTATCATTGTTCCTCCCCACAAAAATTCTAAACAGTGACTTGTATCATTGAACCTAAAAGTAAATCCATTTCCGCTGTTATAGGTACTGACGAAAGTACTGGCGTCTGACGCTGCGGTAAATTTTACCCAGCCTTCTATTGTAAATGCGCCTGTCCCAAAATCCCAGTCAGAGGAGTCTTCAACTTCAAGATAATCTCCCGTCCCATCCAATAACACTGACGCCGTCCCAAATTTAGGGGCCGTAGTATTTAGCTGCGCGTTACCACCAAAAGTGACGGTATTGTTCACTGAGCTAGAGTCGGTGGTGCTGGTCGCACCATTGGTGCCATCGGCGTGCAGTAGCAGTTTGACGCTACTGAACGATGGGTCGCCCCCTCCCGAGGTACTCACAAAACCAAAGATGAATCCAGCAGCGGGTAATGCTGCGAGGATGCAAGCTATAGCGAGGATGTGTTTGACGCAGCGCATTTTAGTCGATTGTTCCGATGACCCAAACTTTGACTCCCTCTCCCGTGTTGTCTGTGGTGGTTCCAACTTGGTCGATAAAAAACTCAAGAACTGCGTCCTCCGCGAATGCCGTTGAGGTCAGCGTGTGTGCAGTGGCAGCTGTGGCACTTGTAGTTTCACCAGCATCTACAGATAGTTTGTTTGTAGTCATCACGCTAGTCCCATCCTTATGGACATCCACGATAAAAGTAGCTCCCGTAGCAGCCTTAGTGAGGCAGCACTTTAGCCGCGTGATTGTCATCGCATACGGCATACGGAAAGTCCGCTTTGGGACAGTGCTGGACGCAGTATTGTCGCTCGTTTCGTCAGAGAGCTCTATGCCATGCGCCGTTTCTGGCGTGGCTGGTGTTGGTGGTGGTGCTGCTGCGCCGACTACTGCCCAACCTGTATTACCAGTGCCGGAAGTTTTGGTGTAAAGCTCTCCCGTTGACCTATCGGTGTAAGCACTTCCTATAGCAGCTGTTTCCACGCTTTCAGGAGAGCCAGTCCCGCTCCCAACCCAGACTGTTGGTGTGGTGTAGTAGCGCACTTGGGAAGCTACACCAGTGCCAGTAGCTACTGGCTTGATCGTGTTCGATCCGCTGGCTGCTGAGATTTCGAGATACTCATCATTGGCCCCGCTCGGATCGGTCTCGTAAACTCGCACCTTTTGGGGGTTAGTCGAGTTCGAGAACGCCATGGTATTAGAGGCGTCTTTTCTCATGTAGGTATCGCCACCAAAGGAGATGCTGGTAGTGGTCAATTCCACGGCGGCTCCAGAGGTAAGGTAAACTGCGGGGCAAGCAGAATAACCTAGATAGAGCGCACCTCGCGTGGTGTCGATTACACTGCCGCTGACTTTCAGCATGAAATTGGAGTCATCCTTAATTTCGACCACTTGACTGTTTGATTCACTGGCATCCGAGCTGGTCACACGGAATCTCTTGGCTCCATTCTTTTGGACCATCATCAGGTCACCCGTGAATGCTGCCGGGGAATTTAGGCCAAACATGCTGCCTGCTGTGTTCCAAGTATTTGAGACCGTCACCGTAGAGGGCTCAATTTGCAGCAATGGTGTCGAGGTTGAACCTGTCCCTGCATACACAGTGCCTGTGAGTTTCAGTGCTGGTGTGGAGGCTACAGCATTGACCGTCAGTAATTGCGCCCCCGTAAATGTATTGGCTCCCAGTGTGGCACCGCCACCACTGCCATTGCTGGCTGCGGTGATCCTGCCATCAGCATCCACGGTCAGGTTTGTGGACGTGTAACTGCCCGCTGTGACTGCCGTGGAAGCAAGCTGTGTTGCCCCAATAGCGTTCGCTGTAATAGTTGTCGCATTCCCAACTGAGGTTACTGGACCCGTGAGGTTCGCATTCGTTGTGACAGTCGCTGCGTTTCCAGTCGTGTTCTGATTCAGGGTGGGGAAGTCAGTAAGCCCAGCAGCAGAACCGTTGGTAGTTAGAATCGTTCCCGCCACAGCCCCACCAGCCAGATTCGCTGTTCCCATCGTCAGCGAACCGCCTGCGATGGTGGTGATGCTACCTGCGTTTTGTCCAGCGGTGCCATACATCATCAACGACCCGCCATTGCCACCGTGCTGGCCGTCTGCATCGGCACCTTGCAGCAAAAGAGATCCACCAAGACCTCCATGCCATGGCGACGCACTGGCCCCACCGAAAAAGCGCACCATGCCATCTGAGTAGCGAGTGGGCCCGCCGACGCGCCCTTGAATATCACCGTCCGATACAATCTGACCAAGGAACGATGGAGACGCTAGCGGTGCATAAGTGCTGGCGGCGGATGCAGTCGTGAGATAGTCGCTGATGGTCGCGCTCTGAGTCGCCAGCGTGCCCAGGCCGAGGGTGGTGCGTTGAGTGGTGGCATCGGCATCATCGAGCAGGGCGCGTCCGGCCGTCGTGGTGACCAGTGCAGCGATGGCGGTAAGGTCGGAGTCAAGTTGCTGGTAGGTGCTGGCGGCGGATGCGGTCGTGAGATAGTCGCTGATGGTCGCGCTCTGAGTCGCCAGCGTGCCCAGGCCACTAATCTGACCCGCCGTGATGCCTGTCAGCGTCGCTCCACTGCCCGTGGTGGTTAAAAACAAACCCGTGCCGGATTCATCACTGAGGACACTGCGCAGTTGCTGCGAGCTGGTGGCCGCAAACTGGCTGAGCGGATCACCAATCATCGCGTTACCCGCGCCCACCGTAAGCATGGCCGGCACGCCTGCCGTGAACCCAATCGCTTTGCCATTTTCCGCCGTGATGCCGTAGCTGGTCATGCCAGTGCTGCCGCGCTTGCGCAGTTCCCATTGCCCCACGGTTTGAGCGCAGGCAGACAGGATGAAGATGAAGGTAAAAAAGCCGCAGAGGAGGGATCGCATGTCGTCAGGTTGAATGAATGATTAAGCCGGAGGTTCGCCAAGATTGAGCGCCAGATGGTAAACCGTGCCATCTGCCGCCTCGTAACGCATGAACCCGCCTGCCGTGATGGTCTGCGGCACGCCCAGCGGATTGCCTTCGTCGTCGCCCGTGCTCACCTTGCGTTGCAGGGTCAGTTGCAGGTCATCGCTGGCTTCCCAGTCGGTGGCTCCGCTCAGTTTCCACAAGATTTCACCCAGCACCGGCAGGCTGGTTTTCAGGGGGTTGGCCGCCAGTAGAGTCACCACGCTCACGGTGTTGAAACTCAACCGCGCTGTGTAAAATCCGCTGCTCACATCGTCCGGTGCCGTGAAGCTGGTCTGCTCTGCCAGCAGCACACCACCCTTAGTGTCACGCACCACCAGCTTGAGTTCCGTGCCAGAGGGCAGGGCATAGGGACTGCCATGCTGGATGAAGCGGATCTCCACCCGCTCACCCGTGAGCGCCTTCACCAGTTGCCGGTAGCCCCCGGCTCTCGCCGGATACTCGCCGCTCACTGTGCCCTCAGTCAGGTTTACATAACACCGCATACACTACAAGTGCCCGTCAACCGACACAAAAAAGCGCCGCCAGTTTCCCGGCGGCGCTTCATCCTTCTGACTTCATCCTTTCATCAGGCCCACTGAGTCGTGATGAGGTAGCCCTCATTCACATCCGTGACCTTCTCCGTGCTGTTCTGACGCACGCGGACAATGTCCGAGCGGTTGGTTTCATCACGGTAGCTTTCAGCCACATACAGGCCGGAAGCATCTTCCGTCCAGACGATCGTGCGGCCGATGCCGCCTTCGCTGAACTCACCCGACTTGAGGTTGGCCAGCAGCACCGTGCTGGTGCCCCAGATCGCGCTCAGGGAAAGGGTGCCGCCCTTTTTGGCTGAGTTGCGGCTGCGGGTGCCGAGCAGGATTTCCTTGACCTCAAGCGCATCCGCCAGTTCAGCCAGATTGAGGCGCTTGTTGCCCACATCCGCATGGTTGCCGAACACGTAGGAAAGCAGTTTCGGGGAGCGGCGCAGGCGGTCATAGACCACGTTGCTCATCACCAGAGACATCTCCTCCTGATTCACGCCACGGGCGGTCAGGTATTGCTTGGCTTCCTGGATGTCACGCGGCAGGTCGATGGTCGCCAGATTGGCTTCCGTGTAGGCCACCACGCTGTTGGCGGCGGTGAAGCCGCTGTTGGCAGCACTCATCACCTTGGTTGCCACGCGCTGCTCATAAGCCAGCGCCGTGTTGCGGCGCAGTTTCTGGGCAGAGGAGACTTCCATGTCGAAGAACTTCTTCACCTTGCGGGCATCCGTTTCATCGACCGCCTCTTCAAGACCGCGGTCCTCGCAATCAAAGGTGTCCCATTCGTAGCTGCGGTTGATGCGCTTGTAGCCGGTGCCGGGAGCGCGTTTGGTATCGGTGTCAGCGTCCAGCAGGCCGCCGTTGCCGATGTTGTAGCGCGGGTAGCGCCCGGTGGTTTCGTCGCTGGAGTAAACCCCAAGGACTTTGTCTGCGATCAGACCTTTGTCTGCTTCGCGGGCCTGCTCAAGCAGGACGCGAATGTCAGAACGTGGGACGGCGGCGGTATTGGAATATGCCATAATGGTATTTTAGTAAAGCGTTTCGAGTGTGCGGTTGATGTTGATCAGTCGTAGGTGACACGGATGATGGTGCCGTCCGCGCTGGACGATTCCAAAGCCTGGCCGATCTTCGGCATCAGCAGGTTCAGCGTGGTCGTGACGGCGATGTTGCTGCCGCCACCAGCCTCCACCGCAGCGGAGAGACGCACATAACGGCGGGCCGTTGGAGCCAGCGCAATGTTCGTGGTCAGGGCCGCAGAACCGGCGGCAGCCGCCGCACCTGTGCGGGTGATGGCAGGCACGCCCACCATCGTGGTGAAAGTGACATTGTCCGCGCTGTCCTCCACCAGGAAGGTGGCCACCTTGGCTTCCACCAAAGCAGGCAGGGCAGGGATGACGACTTGAACTTGGATGCCGTTCACCGGATCGACCGACAGGTCATGGCTGGCCGTCACCGCCGTGGCGGCAGCGGCTGGCATGGCGATGGCCTTGGCCACCGCAGCGTGCTTGTCGATCTTGCCCAGCGCCGCGCCCTGGATGGCATCACCAGCCGTGATGGCCGTGACTCCGTCATGGGTGGCGTAGTGACTGCCGTTGGTGCGGCGATGCACGCCCACCGTGTTGGCAGAAGGTTCCGAGCCGTTGAAATCGGCTTCGCTGCTGCCCATGAACCGCTGTGCGGCTCCGGCATGGACGGCGAAACCCGCCACGTTGGCGATTCGGCGGCCCATCGTGATGGCCACGCCGGTATCGGCGACCAGACTCAAATGTGTGCTGTGTTGCATGATGTGTTTTTTCGTGTGTGTGAAATTGCTGCCTCGATTACAGGGTCGTGATGCCCATCTTCTTCTGATGAGCGGTGTAGTCAGCCGGGTAGGTGGCGATGGCGAACTTCATGGCCTCGGCCTTGGCGGAGAACTCAGAGAGTATCGGCTGGCTTTTGCGCAGATCGGCAAACTTGGCTGCCACACGGCGCTCAAAATTGGTGCCGCCTTCGACTTCACCGGACTGGTCGAACATGATCGACTCGCCGCTGGCGGAGAGCTTCACCTGACGACCGGACTGGTATTCAGCCACCAGTTCACGCAGCGCCACATTCTCAGCCTGCGCTTCTTCAAAGCGGGTGATCAGTTCATCCTGCTTGGCCTCGATGGCGGCAAACATGGTCTGTTCAGCCTGCTTCTTCTTGGCCTGCTTCTCACCGAGAAGCATGGCTTCCAGTTTGTTGCACCGTGCCTCGAAGTAATGGATCGGGTCATTGCGGGAAAGCGCATGGGCCTCGGCAGCTTCGTGCTCGCCTTCGCCTTCGCCCTCACCTTCGCCTTCACCTTCACCCTCGCCTTCACCAGCTTCTTCTGCCAGCATCAGACCGCCTTCGCCGTCTTCGACAAGAGTGCCGTTGTCGATGAGTTCCTGGACTTCCTCATCAGAGAGTTCCGGTTCATCGTCGTTTTGACCGCCAGCTTCAATCGCTTCGATGCGCTGATTGATGCCGTTGATAGCGTTCATGACATCCGCCAAAGTCGGTTCAGCGGCAGGAGTTGGATTGGATTCAGTGGTTTTAGCCATGCCTTTCTCCGGACTGTCAACACCTGCGCTGAACATGCCGCCCGGATTGGCCGCTGGACTGGCCACCAGATCGGTGCTCACCAGCTCTGTGCAGCGTGCATGTTTGGTAGTGCCCGGTTTCAGGGTCACCTTGCGCCCGCCTGCCGCCAGTGTGTAATCCGTCTTGGTCTTTTCATCATGGAAGATGGTCTCCCCATCCGCCGTCTCCGGCTCCCCGCGAAAGGCCACAGACAGGCCCACGCTGTTCGGCATCCGCTCCGCCATTTCCAGCAGATGTTCCGTGGTCGCATACGTGCGCAGCAGATGCCAGTCACCGCGCACCTTGTCGCCATCGATGCGGAAGTTGGTCAGGAAACCATTCACCGCATCCACACCACTGCCGTGATTGGTCTTCACCGGCACCTGGCCCATTTTTTTGGCGCAGAGGTAGATTTGTTTCAGCGTCTTGCCGTCCACCTCCAGCCCATGACCCTTGGCCGTCAGGCCACCAGTAATCATGCTCACGCCGCTGATCACGGCATTCTCTGCATCCACGGCACCATCGGCACCGAACGTCTCAAATGTGTATAGGGGTTTGCTCATCGCAAAACCCCGCCCCTGTCAATCCTTCACGCGCCGCGCCGCATCTCCCGTTGCAGCATCGACCCACGCCCGGAAGCCTTTTCAGCCCCCCCCTGCATGAAGCCCTTGCCACGTCCGCCACTGGACTTGTTCACCAGCGCCGCACGCAGATCCCGCAGCTTGCCACCCGCCACCTTGAGTCCCTTGCTGGCCAGCTTGCGCCCGCCGCCTGTGCCACCCAGCAGCCCCGCACCCGCCAGCGCCGCCGCACCTGCGCCCACCGCCAGCGACTTCTTGCCATACGCCTGCCGCATCGTCACCGGATCTGCCCCACCCGTCGCCGCCCCCACAAACTGCCCGTCACCATCACGGGTGCGGTCGGAGAATTTGATCACCTTGCCATCTGGCTGAACCCTCCACAAGCCACGACCCTTCTTGTCCACCTTTGGCTCATGGCTTGTTTTGCGGATGTTGTTATTCTTCCTCAACAGCCGATCAATCCCAGCACCTGCCATCGGAATTAGATTGCTTAAATGATCATCAGCAGGCGTGGGAAGAAAAAGCGGGATGCTGGCATAAGTAGCCGCATTGCGTTTCAAATGCGCCAGCACACCACGCTCCTTCTGCACTCCATCATGAGTGTTCATGTAACCACCCGCAAACTCCGTCACCTCACCCCGCGCATTCAGCATCAGGGTTTTGGCAGCGCCGGGTTTGCCAGCCTTGGCCAGCACCTTGGCCCCGGCCTGCGGGTCAAAGCTGCGGATCTCGACATCCATGCCATACTTCTTTTTGCCATCACGCTGGTTCATGTTGCGGCCGGTGATTTTGTATTCCACCAGCGCCGTGCCCGTCTCCGGCAGCGCCATGACATCATCCTTCACCCGATTCACATACAGATTCGGATACTGAATCTTCGGTGCTTTGGAATCACTCAGACTCGGCATGCAGCCATAACTGTCGTCATAAGTGTAACCAAGATCCAGTTTTTCAAACTGAGTCAGCAGCCGTGAGAGTCGGGAGAAGGAGGTCATGAGGGAGGAAGGAGGAAGGATGAAGGATGGAGGATGAACCTTACTTGAGCCTGCCCGCGACTTTACGCAGACCGAGCGCACCCTTGATTTTGCGCAGGGCTGGCTCGGCATGATAAGATGCTTGAGCCATGCCTTTTTTAAGACCGCGCTTTCCTGCCTGCATGCCACTGGTGACGGCATCGCCGTAAGCATTGGCGCGGGTCGGAGTGAATCCGTATTTCTTCTTGGCCGCGCTCATGATGGCGTGGTCACCTACAAAAGCACCCCCACCGACAGCTATTGCCCCGGCACCGATCCGCGCAGCTTTTTTCTTGCGCTCATCGTCACCCACCAAATGCTTCATAGTGGAACCAAACTCCACCAGCACGTCATCCAACTGCGCTTCGAGTTCCACCAAACGCTGCGCCGCACCAAAGCGCACGCCTTTCAGGGCTGCCAGAGCCGCCTTACCCACACCCATGCCGGGTTTCTTCCAACCCAGGCCCGCAGTGCCAGCACGCGCACCCTGATAAGCACCCTTGACGTTCTTGCCGTAGGTCGCCGCACGGGCCGCACCGGCAGCGCCAGCCGTCTTCACCTTGTCCAGCGCCTCATTGCCCACGGCTTTGTAGGCATCACCGGCGCGCACCGGACCAGCGGCAGCACCGCGTTGCATCACGCTGCGATGTCCGGCATAACCGGCACCACCCAGCACGCCCGCAGCGACAATCCCACCACCGACACGGCGGTTGCGCTTTTCACGCTGCTGCTGCTGCCATGGGTATTCCCCGGTGGCATTGGCTGCCAGGGCAAATTGGTTGAGTGCCCCGTTGAGACGGGAGGAGAGTTGAATGAGTTGGCGTGTTTTCATGGAAAAAGTGTGTCTGTCAGTTTGGGTGAAGTTGTCAATTAAGCCGCTGCCCCAGCGGAGGGTTTGGGCATGAATCGAATGTTGGACGGTGGCGACCCACCGGCGGCCGCCCGCTTCTTGTGCACGGCTTGCAGCGCCTTGCGGATCTTGGCTCGCTCAGCCTGCACCGCCCGCTCTGTGGCAGTGACCAGTTTCTTGCCGCCCAGCTTGTGCATGACCGCTGCACTCAGGCCCGTGCCGGCCAGTGCCGCACCCGCCCAGAGCTTGCGTTCGTTGTCGATCTTTTCATACCACTCCTTCGGCCTGCGATCACGGCCCTGACTGCCCGGTGCAAACACCCGCGCCGAACGGCCCCGCGCATCCCGCAGATCCCAGCCAGCATCCAGTGGATCACTGAACCGGGTGACCTTGCCCAAATACGCCGCCAGATTCAAAGATGGCGTGTCGCCTCCCTTGACTGGCCTGCTGGCCTTGGGTTTGACCACCTTGAGCTTGGAGCCCTTGATGCGTGCCTTCGCCTCTTTGGCATCCTTGGCCAGCTTGGCTGCCAGAGCTTTGGCCTCTTCCTCGATCATGGCGCTGGTGCTCTGCGGTTTGCCCGTCATCGCCGCAGCATGGGCTGTGCCCTTGTCTGGAAAGGTGTCTGGAAAGACTTTGTTCACGGCATCCTTGCCCTTGATTTTCAGTCCCTCAACTCCGCGCTGCAGTTTCGGGAACTTGCGGTAAGCCAAACCAGTGGCCAGAATGGCCCCGCCTGCCACAAGCTGATTGCGCTTGCGCTGGAACCATGGCTTTTCCCACTCACGCTTTTTCTCGCGACCCCAGGCATCCTTCTCACGCTTGTCGCCGCGCAGATGCTTGACTGCATCATGCGCCAGACCGCCGCCGCGCTCCGACACCATGCGCACAGTATTGGCCTTGCGCATGATGCTGCGCCCAATCTGCCCCGTGGTGGCTTCCAGCGGATTGTCCTCGATGTCTTTCATGCTGGCATGGATCTTGCTCACGGTCTCCGGCGCGAACTTGCGTGCGCCTGATTCATGATCCGCCAACTGCCGCCGCAGGCGATGGTATTCGTTCACATCCTTTTTGCGGTAGCCCTTGGATTTGCCGATGAAACTGTCCCAGGAGTCCATGTAGCGGCTGCTGTGCAGGTCAGCCTGCTGCTCACTGCTGCCAAACTTACGCAGCACACGCAGATCCCCCATCTCCTGCTGCTTGCGGCCAATCATGCCACCCGCTGCACCGCCGATGGCTGGCATGCCGTTTTCCACGGCATACGCACCAGCACGCGCCCGACGCTTGGCCCACTTGCCCAGCGGCTTTTCAGGATTCCGTTTTAACAGCGTCCGGTAAAGCGGTGCCCGCACCTTGCCGCCCAGCATCGCCCCCGCCACCGTGCCCACCGCGGCCCCGATGATATTGAACTGCGTCAGCTTCATCTGGCCTTCCGGCCCGACTTGCAGCAGCCGGATTTTCTTGCCGATGCGCACCACCTTCTGCGCCCAGCCTGGTGCTGGCGCTGCCGCAGCACTGCGCTTCCCGCGCCGGAATGCCCCGCGCACCTTGGCCTGATAGCGTTTCGGCTCACGCAGCGGTTGTGTCAGATCCCCATACACCCGCCCGACATCCGCACTGATGCGGGTGGCATGGCGCACGTTCGTCGTCGTTGCCTTCATGTCCTTCACGGTCGGTGCCACCGCCTTCACCACCTTGTGTCCCTGATGCACCAGATAACCCGCCCCAGCCGTCGCCGCCGCCGCTCCACCGAGCACGGCGATGTCACGCGCACGGCTCAGCTTGTCACGCTTCGGTGCGGTTTCAAACTGCGTCAGCTTCCGCCCATCCGCCCACAGCTTGATCTGGCCGATCTTCTTGGCCCCGACCGCAATCTTGCGACCCGCCTTGGCAATGCCGCGATTCATCGACGCCGCTGGCTGCACGGCATCGTTCACCGTGCCCAGGGTTTCTTTGGTGCTAATCGCCGCCTTGCGCCAGCTCTTGCCAATCTTGCCCGCCTGACGCAGCCCGACATTCGCCCGCGCCAGGGTGCGGCGCACGGCAGGCGTCAGCTCCGTCACCGCCTTCTGCCCCTGCTTATAAAGCTTGTGCCCGCCGTAGCCCGCGCCACCGATCAAGCCCAGCACGCCCACATCCTTCGCCAGCCCCAGCTTGTCCCGCAGATCCCGCGTGCGATTGCGTGAGGGGTCAGCGAACGCCGTCAGGCTCAAACGCGCCGACATCTCTTTGAGCTTTTCATTCCGCGCCTTGCGTTCCTTCCATGCCTTCTTCGCATAGACACCGCTGCCAGCCAGCATCGCCGCGCCACCAACTGCCAAGCCCGCACCGGCGGCAGCACGCTTGGGGTGCAGTTTGATATACTGTTTCCATTCCTTCATCGACATCCCCTTGTAATGCTTTGAGCCAACGCGGTAGGATTCCGGTGCTTTGTTCTTCATCACTTTGGTGCGGTCTTTCAGCATGAAGGAAGCAACTGGATCAAGCAGTTGATCAACCTCTGGATTCGGCATCAAATTTTTCTGCAATCCTTTCCGCCACAGCGGCATGCGATACTTCAAAACGGTGCCTTTGTGCCGATGCGTGAGCGGCATGAGGTCACGTCCTAGTTTTTTACGCACCGCCGTAACCACAGCCTTTCCCATCCCTTTGCCGCTATCCTTGGCGTCCATGATCTTTTTGACATCTTCGGCGCTCAGTGGGCGTCCGCCTTCCTTTAGCCAGGCACTTTGAGCGGCATACTGGCCCGCTCCATTCATGCCTTTTTCATGGGACAAGAAAGCACCCTTGCGCGTCTTTTTGAGCATGTCGGCCTTGTTGCCGCCAAACGGATTAAACGACTCCTTCCCACCGCCCATGATCACATCCGAAATTCCGTGAGTCTTCGCACGGTCCGCTGATTTCAGCCCTGTTTTCTGGATATTCTTCGCGGAGGCTTTGTCCGTGCCATGATACAAAGTTGTGCGGCCAGTTAGTCTGTCCCGCCCCTCACGCACCAGCTTTTGACCAACCAAGCCACCGCCGATCACCAGTTGGGCATCCCTCACCGTTTTCGATTTTGCTTCAGCATTTTGGTGCTGGCCTTCAAGTTTTTTAGCCTCGTCAGGCGTAACGCTGCCGATCAAAGCTTTCCACTTAGCCTTCTTCGGATCTGAGTTGGTGGCCCGTGTGCCTCGATCTGGGTTTGAGCGCATGGACAGAAACCCAAACTCCGTGGTCTTCCCTGTGCTCAACCGTGCCGGGGTCAGATCCAGCACGTTCAGGCTGCTGGTGATCGCGCCGCGCTCGGCTTTCGCCAAAAAGTGATGCCCGTCCACAATGCGGTCGTTCATGAGCAGGATGTATTTGCTGCCGCCCTTGATCTTGCCCATCACCTCTTCCCGTGCCCGACTGGCGCGCAGGGTGCCCAATGCTTTGCGTGCCGACTTCAAATTTTCGGCATCCGCTTTGCCGATCAGTTCCGCCACCGTCATACCGTAATGCACCAGCGGCGTGCCTGCCTTGGCATCGACAAAGCGCGTCACTTCGCCCTGCACTTCTTTGGGCAGGGATTTGAAGACCATGTCTTCAATGAAGGCGCTGAATTTCCAGTCACCACCCGTGGCCACACTGTCCACGGTCTCACTGCGCTTGCCTTTGTTGGTGGCTCCCAGCACCGCGCCAGCCACTCCGCCTGCCCGTGCGCCATGCACGGTCATGGTGCGCCGCCGTGTGCGCAGCAGACGCTGCAATGCCTTGGGAATTTTATGCTTCCCATCCAGCACCATGCTGCCGAGATAAGCCCCGGCCGTGCCGGTGATGAGTGCATTGCGCGCGCGGTCGCCGCCGGAAATTTTGGAGTTGTCAGCCATGTTGGCCACTCCACGTCAACTTGGCAGCCTACTGCACCTTCCAAGCTTCAATCCGCTGATGCACGAACACCTGCCGCCCCAGCCGCAGACTCATGGCCTCATGCCAGACATAAGTCTCCCCCTTGATGATGACCCGCCGCGCAAACGGCGGATCACTGCCCGGCTCACTCGCTGCCACCAGGGCAAATTCAGCCCCATCCTGCGCGCCACCATAGCACACGCCCAGATTGGATTTCACCCCGGCACTCATGATCAGAAGGGAATGTCGTCGCCCTCACTCGGTGCCGCCGTATTCATCGGCCCCGTCTCTGCCGGTGTCGCTGGTTTGGCCCGGCTCGATGCCCCACGGCCATTGTCGATGCCGAACAATTTCACCCGCGCCGAGCTGGTGCCCTTTTCCATCTGGCCCCGTGCCAGTGTGGCCAGCACGGGATTGAGCGCATCCACATGCAGACGCACCTCCGTCCATTCATTGCCTGCATTGTCCTGAAACACCATGAGCACGCCCAGCTCACGGTATTCAATGGTCGCCTTCTGAGCGCCCTGTTTCATGTAACTGCCCACGGGCAGACAAAGTCGATGTGTGATCTCAGCCATCTTGGTTTTTTTGGGTTGTTTGGTTGTTATTGGTTCGGGATGATTTGCTCTGCTTCGGCCAAGTCCATGCCGTAGCTCGCCACCAGCACCGTCACTGCCTGTTCGCGAGTCAACTCGCCCGTGTTCAGTTTTTTCATGATGTCCAGCAGACCCTTGACCGCGTCCTTGCCATGCGCTGCCGCCAGACCGGCCGGTGGGGCAGGGGAGTCCATCGGCATCTGCTCCGGTGCATTTTCATCCAGCACAGGCTGCTCTGCGTCCGGCTCTCCCCGTGTCTGCATGGCTGCCAGCAGTTGTGTCGCATTCGGGAACCGCTCGCTTTGCAGTTCGATCGGCACGCCGCTCTCCGCCGCCACTTCCTGCCGGATGGTCATTTCACGGGCCTGTGATTTGCACAGCTCTTCAAAGTCACCGCCCAGCTTGCCCTCGACCAGATCACTCAGGCTGATGGCCCCGACTTCCAGCAACTGCAAATCTGCCGACGTATCATGGCCCACATCACCCGTGATCTCCGCGCCAAAGTTCCACTTGCCCGCACCGCGTTTCGGATGCTGGCGGATGTCTTTGTTCGCCACCCCGCGCCGCAGCACTCGCACCACCACTTCTTCCAGCAGCTTCCGCCGCATCAGTTCACGGAAATGCTTCAAGGTGCGCATGACCTGGTTCACCTCGATGCGTGCCGTGACCCCACCCAGCATGGCCAGATTCCAGATGAAGCCAAACGGCATGTCCAGCTTCACCGAGAACTCACGGATCTTGTTCTCATAATACGCCATGTAGGCACCGTTTGGCCGGTTTGGCGGATTCTGGAAAACAATGTCATCCCCCTCCGGCAACCGCTGGATGATGCCGCTCTTCATCTCCATCTTGTTCACGCCATCCGCTCCCTTGCCATCCCAGGCCGAGCCGGACTTGCTGCTGTAGGGATTGTTGGATTTCAGGAACCCGGCAAAGCTGGCGGCAAACTTGGCGGCATCCATCTCCGATTGATCCAGCTCCTTGAGGTCTCGCGGCACTGTCAGCGCCCCGCCCGCCCAGCAGATGCCCCGTGTCTGGTCAATCCGCTCCGCATCCATCAGCAGCACAAAATCAGACGGCACCACCTCCTGATCAAAGTCATACTGGTTGTTCCGGTTCCGCTTGTAAATCTTGTATCCGGTGACCTCGCCGTGCTCACCCAGCTTCACGCCGCGCACTTCATTGTTGCCCTGATTGCCCGCCTGATTCGGATCACCAATGCGGTCGGCCTCGATCCCCTGCAGTTTCAGTTCACCGCCTTCATCGACAAAATGCACGCCCACATCCCCATCCCGCAGCATGGAGCGCAGGTAAAGCTGGCACAGCTTGGTGAAATCATGCTGGCCCTTGTAATCGCAATTCTTCTGCCAGTTCTCAAAGTAGGCCTCATATTCGGCATCCAGCGCACTGTCACCCGTGCGGCTCTGCCACTTGATCGTGCCCAGCGAGTAGCGCGTCGTCCGGCTCAGCACCCCGTTCCACAGCGGTGAATTGCGCTCCAGATCCCGGCTCTCCCACATCAGCTTCACCACATCCAGCGACATGCGCGGATTCTCCGGTGATCCATTCCGCCCTGGCGTGCCCCCGCTGGTGCCACGCCTGCCATCCCCGCTCACCCCGTCGTATCCAAATTGAGTCAGCATCTGCCGCGCATGACCGCGCTCCAGCGCCATGGTCGGTGACACATACGAAATGACTTTTTCTAACAGGTTGAGTGTTGGCTTTCCCATGCCACGCCACCCGCGTCAACCGGCCAAACGGCCAAACGGCTCCCCATCATCACCGGCCGCAAATCCGCCAGCAGCGCCAGCAGCTCTTCCATCACCACCCGATTGCCCGGCGCTGGCAGTGCCCGCCACTCCGGCGCACCGGAATAGTCCACCTCCTCCTGCCACTGCATCTCCACGCGGCAGCGCGTCATCTGCCCTTGCAGCAGGAAGCTGCGCACGCCCCGTGCGGCCTGCTCCTCAGTCGTGAGTTCCTGGATCGGCATCAGGCTCCGGAAAAATCCGCCCTCCCTTTCATGACGCTGTTGCCACTGCTTGCCTTCCCGTTCTTCACCCGAACGCAGGCTTGCAGCATGTCATCGATCCGCCGCAGATCCTGCGTGTAACTTTTGCTGCCGATCGACTGGCTCAGGTAACCCTTGCGCGCCGTTTTCAGCCGCGTGATCTCCTCCTCCAGTTCCGCGCCGGTGTAACTCTCGTAAACCTCAAGGTGTTGTGACATGCCCATGCCCACACCGCAGCGTCAACACTTCACGGTTTCGGCATGCCCTTGAACCCGCAGGCTTCCCGCATGGCCTGCATGGGAAAGGCCGGGCCTGGATCATTCTTGCGTGCTGGTGCCACATCTTCATGGCCGATCCCGTCATCCAGATTGTAGCGTTTCACCAGCACCTTCGACAGCGCCTCACAGGCCGCAAGCTGCGCTGGCGGATACGCCTCCCACTCCTGCACCGGCCCGCCATTGCGATGCCGCGCACGCACCAGCGGCAGTTTCGTCCAGCGTTTGGCCAGCGATGTCTCATCCCCCGCATTCGCCAGCTCGATCCCGATGGCGCAACTGTTCAGCCCGCTGAATCCCTGCCACTTGCTCACTCCGGCATGACCGCAGGTTTTGTTGAAAGGACGGCATTGATAGATCGTGCCATCCCGATCAATCACCACATGAGCGCATGCCCCATTGGCCGCCGTGCTGTTCCAGTAGTTGATGCTTGAGACCGCCGTGGCTCCACTCGTGAAATGCCAGACCAGAAAGCGCCGCACATTCATGGCCGAGCCCCCGACAACCGGACGCCGCACCGCTGTATCCAACCAATGATCTGCTGTGATATTCATCAGCAAACTTGGCCTGTCACCAATCCCGCTTGCAGTTCACCTCTTCATCCTTCATCCTTCCACCTTCATCCTTTCCGTGAAAACCATCACCCTGCCCGCCAACTACGATGTCTGGCTCACCGAGCTGAACGATCACCTCAACCGGCACCATGGCAGCAAGAGCGCCTTGGCCCGCCATCTCGTTCACCAGCGCGGCCTCACATTACCAGGTGCCAGAGTCAGTGTCAGCAACTTTGCCAGCGGGAAAGTCCAGCCCAGCGCCAGTTACTTTCTGGAAATCGCCACCTGGCTCGCAGCGCAGCAGGAACACGGACGCTAACCCCCTGCCGCCGCCATCCGCCGGACGCATCCCAGGCCACACGCGCCCATCTCTGCTTGGTTAGTAAATTTACTTATGTATAAGTAAATTTCACCTAGTGACAGTTTTTTCTAAACTTGGCACGCTTTCACAAATTCAGGAATCATGCCAAGTTATCACGAAAGTTTAGAATGCGGGAATGTTTATTTTTCGGGAAAGTGTCGAAAGTGGTTGATAGTGTTATGTGATCTGCTAAGATTAGACAGTGGTTCACACTGTGAAGTGTCAAACCTTAGCGAGGGCCGCGTGCCTTTCCGTTTTTTCCGAAGCCATACTGGTGACGGGCGGGAGATACGTGCCCGAAATAGCACGCCCGGCGTGCCTCTAATATCCCATGAAAAAATCCCCTATCGCGGCCCCTGCCGCTCCTGAATTCGCCAAGTTCGACTTGGCTTCACTCGCATCCCTTTCCGGCGATTCTATCAAGACGCTCGCAATCGCAGAATTTGCGGCCCTTGATTCGTTCACCAATTCTCGCTTGCCTTACATTGGAGCGATTCGCTTTCACGCACAAAGAAACGGCCTTTCACTCGCCGAAATTGTGAAGGAATACGGCACTGGCACGCGCAAGGCTTTCGAGGATAGCAAGTCTTTTGCGGATGTCTTGAGCGCTATTTCAGCTTTCATCCCTCAAGCGTCTTATGAAGCAATTTCACGCGCTGAAAGTCGAACATTGGCAGATTATTTTTCGAGCATCAAAAAAGACACGGCTACGCTTGAAAAGCTCACGAAATACTTAAGCGGCCCTTGTAAGTTTCGCGCTGGATGGATTGCTTATATCCTCGAAAAATTCCCTGCCGCCACTGATGCGCCTGCCGCCACTGATGCGCCTGCCGCCACTGCGCCTGCCGCCACTGCGCCTGCCGCCACTGATGCGCCTGCCGCCACTGCGCCTGCCGCCACTGATGCGCCTGCCGCCACTGCGCCTGCCGCCACTGATGCGCCTGCCGCTACGCTTTCAGCGATTGCGCTTGTCGAGCTTGTGAAAGGCCATCTTTCGCGCATGAATGACAAGCAGGCAGAGGCGGCCCGCTCTATGCTGGCGGCCCTTTGCAACTCGCCGGAAAAATTGAAAGCCCTGCTTTCACCTGCCGCGAACATCGCGCCATTCAAGCAGGCAGCCTAAAATCAAGGGCCGCGCTAAAAAGCGCGGCCCTCTTTTTTGACTTTTGCCCACGGGCCACCGTCCGCAACTCTGCGGCACAAGGGATGTCCGTGCCCTGAATAGCACGCCCGGCGTGCCTTTCCCCGTCCGCCGCTCTGCGGCACCAAGCTGGAATCATACCCACCACCACACGCTCGGCGTGCTCCTCTTATGTTATCCGATCTACTTGCAAGTCCAGGCACGAAAGCCTTTGCGGCCCGTGCCGCTAAATGGGCAGCCATTAAAACTGCCGCCGACCCCGTCCGGTTTCTCCCGACCGATGACGGCCCTGATCCCGAAAATATGCCTACCAAGGGCTTCACCGCCCCCGCCTGCCATGATGAGTTCTTTGCGGCTCCCATGTCCTACTCCGCCCACCTCGCGGATGCGAATCTGGAAATCAAAGCGGATGGCACCCCGCGCTACAAAAATGGCAAAGCCGTGCTGCTGTTCCCACAGAAGGCCAGTCCAGGCACCTTTGCCTCCCGTGGCGGCAAGCTGCGCAAGTCCAGCGCCATCGCGTCCATCAAAGCGCAGCGATGGTTTGCCCCCGAAGGTGAAGCCCACGCCCGCCGCATGGATCGCTTCACCCGTGGCTGGATCGCCACCAAAGCCGGTCTCATGACCCGTCTGGCAGACCCCGCCCCGTCCGCCCCCGTGCCCAAGGCACCCGCCAGCATCCGCGCTCATTGGGAACTGGCCATCGACGGCACCCTGCCGGAATGCGGCCCGCCCCTGCTTAAGGCCGTCTGGCACTCCGGCAAGACCATCAAGGCCAAGACCGTGAAGGCCAAGGCACCCGCCCCTACCCCGCCACCGCAACCTGAACCCGCCCCCGTGCCTGCCTTCAAGGCCCGCACTCTGGCCTACCGTCCACCCGCCAACCCCACCCAAACCAGCACCAGCACATCCGCCTGGGGCCGCAGCAGCATCAGCATCTGGGAATCCCAGCATGACCTGCGCTTCCTCGGCACCCGCACCCAAGCCTAAACCACTCAACCCCAACCCGCCCGCCCGCTCCCCAGCGGCGCGGGCTTTTTTATACCCACACCCAAACGCCATGAAACTCACCTACACCCCACTCAGCCCCCACGCCACCGCCATGCCTGAAAGCATTGGCGATGAAAAAATCGTGCGCGCTCACGCCGCCAACATCCTGCGCAGCGCCCGCCGCACCAGCCTCGGCACCCTGAAACCCCGTGAACTCCGTCCGCGCAATGCCGGCAAGTCCGGTCTCTGGAAGCTCGCCAACGGCCTGCTCCAACTCTGCTGGTAACCACTCACCCCAAACCCAAACACCACCCACATCATGGCTCTCTTCTTGCATCTCTTCCACGGCCGCAGCCACCCCGACGATCAACCCGAGGACTGGGGCACTGTCGGCCCCACCTTCGGGCCGATCAAAAGCCTCTCCGGCACCTACGGCGACCCACCCCACTTCGTCTTTGAAAACTTCAAAGAAGGCTACCTCTCTGCCATCGAAGACTTGATCCACTATGACGATACCTATTACGGCGACTGGTGCGTCACCACGGATGGCCCCGAGACTGACACCTTCTCTCAGCACCTCGCCACCCCGCCCGGAATGCCCGTGCCACCCCATCCAGATGAGGGCGACGAGTGTGGCTGCCTTGCACCGGAACCACCCATCACCGCCATCGTCCCTGCGCCCGAAGCGCCCACCCTCACCGAGGTGGACAAGGCCATGATCGACGCACTGATCCATTTGCGCGACATCGCAGCACAGGATGATCAAACCAATGCCCTCGCAGAGCGCATCACCCAAGTCATGCAAGAGCGGCTCGGCCTATTCGATCCCAAGGCGGGATTCGACAGTGTGGAGCAGGCTTATTACCTCATCCAAGCCACCGCCGACCCCATCGCCAGCCTTGCTGCTGTAGTCGCGGAAAACATCCGCCACCAAGAGTTCGGCTTCTGCACAGGCCTGCTCATGGAATGGTAACACCACCCTTCATCCTTTCCCCAAACCCAAACCAAACCCACCCAATGAAAGCCAGCATCAAAAACAACCTCCTCACCATCGAAATCAACCTGAACGCGCCCAAGATTTCCTCGTCCGGCAAGTCCTACCTGCTCGCCAGCGACACCGCCAAAAATGCCGCCGAATACACCGCTGCCGATGGCAGCAAGAAGGCGGTGACCATTGGCGTCAATGCCTACTTCAAACCCTAACCCGTCCGCTATCCCGTGCCGCCACTCCGGCGGCACGGTGACAGTCTGCGTCAGTTCGTTACCAAATGTAAAAAAACTGTTTCAGTTACACCCCCAAACCCACGCCCATGAATCCCCTCACTCAAACCACCCTGCTGGCCCGCCAGAAGTTCTCTCTGTTCGGCAACAATCTCAAGGACGACGACCTCACCGATGAAGTGCACCGCAAGCACAACATGAGTGACAAAGCCGGAAAATACAGCCGCTGCCGCCTGCCTGACGATTGCCTCAAGCCCATCCGCCAGATCCGCAGCGCCGCCAAGTCAGACCACGAAAAGCAGACCTTTGTGGCCCCCTTTGGCAGCATCATCCCAGCCTCCCGCTCCGAAGCTTACCTACGCAGCATGGCCGCGTGGAAGGATCAGTGGGATGCCGCCGTCCGCCGCTTCATCGACAATTACGCATCCTACAAGCAGCGCGCCCGCCTTGAAATCCTCAAAGATGCCTACCGTGAAGAGGACTACCCCGCCGCCCACACCCTGCCCGACCTGTTCTGTTTCGATTACGGGCTGCTGCCCCTGCCGAATCCAGATGCGTTGGATGCCGTGCCCGGCCTGTCAGATGCCCGCGTCCAGATGCTCAAGGATCAACTGGCGCAAGCCACCCAACTGGCAGGCACACAGGCGCGCAATCAGCTCATGGAGCGCATCACCGAGAAGATGAACCGTCTGTTCCAGTCTCTCTACGAGACCGGCCCCGACGGCCAGCCACGCCTCAAAGCCGAGCCACAAATCCACGCCCGCACTCTGGAAAATCTCAACGAGATTCTGGAACTGGCCCCGCAATACAACATGACGGAGGACAGCACCATCAGCCGCCTGGTGGCCGATGCCCGCCGGATGCTCAACCGCACGCAGGCCGACCTGCGTGACAGCGCCATCGCCCGCACCAGCACCGCCGCCGCCCTATCTACGCTGGCCACCAGCTACGGCCTCAACCTGGCCCCGCGCAAGCTCGCTGCACCCGCCGCTCCGAAACCCACCGCCCCAACCGCTCAACCCACCCCTGACTCCATCGCCGCATGATCACCGCCTGCACCACCCGCCGCCGCACCCAGCCCGGCCGCATCCACACAGATCTCAACGAGGCCAAGCTCCAAGCCGCCAGCACCACCGTGCCCCAGCGTTACCGCCCACCCGCCGCCTTTGTCCTGCATGGCAAGGAGGGCGATCTGCTAAACATCGACCACGACGGCTACGTCCGCCGTGGCCGTGTCTGGGACAGCGCCAGCAAGCAGTGGGTCTGGCTGCGCTGCGCCGCCTTTGACCCCGCCACCACCACCCTGCCAACCCCAGCCGCCAGCGGCCTGCCGTTCGCCGCCTGACCTCATCCGTCACTCATCGTGACAATTAACTTTACGTGATACGGCCCGCCGTGTTAAGTTTAGTTAATTGTCACTTTTTGTTACCACACGCCACCACCATGACCATCGAAATCGCCAATGGCACCGCCCGCGCCCTGTGGACGGATGCCGTCGATCTGCGTGAACTCGGCCCTTGCCAAGTCGAGCGCGCTTCCACGGTGGACTTCAATTTCCTGACTCAGGAATGGGAAGTCCGCATCCAGTCCGACCACGCCCCCCTCTTCGCTCACTCCGACCGCAGCACCTGCCTGCAATGGGAGCACGACCACGATCACCTCCTGCTCGCCCAATAACCCAACCCACCACCACCACCGTCCATGTCCCACATCACCACCATCAAACTGGTCATCAAAGACCTCGCCACCCTCGAAGCTGCCTGCGCCGAACTCGGCGCGTCCCTCCACCGCAACGTCCCCACCTACAACTGGTATGGCGCCAAAGTGGGCGATGAACCTCTGCCAGAGGGCATGACCCTGGCCGACCTTGGCAAGTGTGATCACGTCATCCGCCTGCCCGGCGTGCATTACGAGATCGGCGTCGTCGCCAGCAAGACCACCGCCGGCAGTTACACCCTCGCCTGGGACTTCTTCGGCACGGGCAAAAACCTGCGCCATGACGGCATGAAGCTCAAAGAGCGCTTCGGGGACAACCTCGTCCGCCTGCAGGATACCTACGGTGCCCACACCGCCATGGCCATGCTTCGGCAGAAAGGATACCAGCCCGTCCGCAAAACCCTGCCCAACGGGGCCATCCAGATCACCTGCGCCGCCTAACCTTCATCCTTCATCCTTCACCCTTTATCCTTTCTGTGAAAACCATCACCATCACCCTGCACAACGGTGCCACCTCCGTGGAGACCAGCGGCTTCAAAGGCAAGTCCTGCCAGAGCACCACCGCCCAGATCGAGGCCGCACTCGGCACCGTCCAGTCCGTCAAAAAGAAACCTGAGTTCCACGCTCAGACCTCCGCCACCACCTACCAAAACGCCAACGCTTAACTCCGTCCATGACCACCACCCTTTACAACCGCCAAGCTGGCAGTGACAAGGTCTATCAAGTCACGATCGACCCCATCACGGCCACCACCAGCATCGTCACCTTTGCTTACGGCCGCCGTGGCAGCACCCTGACCACCGGCACCAAGACGCCCGAA